ATCAATAGACACAAAGAGTTGTTATTCGTAGTTAGAAGTTGTATAATATTCTTCTAAGCTGTTATTTTGACATTACGAGTAACAACTTCCTATTAAATATTTCGAGGAGAGGTTGAATGAACACTTTAAAAGCAAATAAATTTAGAGTTGGTGATGAAGTTGAGATTGTAAAGTTAGATAAAACAATACAGCACTTCGGTGGAGAGGAGATACTGTCTCCTGTAGGTACAAAAGCTTCCGTTACTTATGTTGACGTAATAGGAGAGGAGGTTGAGATTGATGCGGATATTTACTCATACCACGCTGACGATCTTGTATTGGTTAATGGTAAAGAAGAAATACAAGTATACAACCCTTTAGTCGCTCAAGAAGGTGGTGGTCATTATAAAGATCGTGGTATCCAACCGTTAGAATATACAATGCAGAATAATCTTTCTTTTTGTGAAGGTAATGTTGTAAAGTATATCTCTCGATATAAGAGTAAGAACGGTATTGAAGATTTAGCTAAAGTAATCCATTACGCTCTACTAGCTTCTTATGAAGTTTATGGTGAACAAGGAAGTACAGAGTTGAAAGAGAAAGTATTGAAACTGTTAGGAGAACATGGATGAAAGTAAGCGTAACATATACATTGAATGAGTTACAACGAATTACACCAAACTTACGGAAAGAACATTTCAAATCAGATAATCCTAAAGTTAAAGAAGCTTTGAGTAAGTTATTCTTTAATCTAGGTTGTACGTTACCTGATAAAGTAGAGATTGATGAAGGGTTAGTTACTTTAAACAAGTTCGGTGAACAGGATGATAGTCCTCGTATTAGTTGTTTTGAGCGAGTTGATGAGAACTGGGTTAAGACAAGGTTTGCTTCGCATCAAGTACGGTGTTTAACAGATGATGTGAGTATGATGCGAGAGATGGATAGTATTACAAACCAGCGCAGTTTTGATGTTTGTAATGGGATAGAGTTAAATTAAGAGGATTTATAGTGATTGAACGAATTATTAAACGAGATGGGTCTTTTGAAGATTTCAGTCCACGTAAGTTAAATGGATGGGGAGAATGGGCATCAAAAACGTTAGGTAGTGATGTTAGTTGGAGTGAAGTTGTTTTACACGTAGCTTCAACATCTAGTCCAGAAATTACATCTAAACAATTACAGCAAGCTTTTATTGATTACTGCTTAACTAAGCGATCTTTTGCTTACAATCGTATGGCTGGTCGCCTATACATCTCTATGTTGTACAAGGATATTTATAATGACAAGTTACCAACATTGTATGAAATGTTGTCTCAACTAGCAGAACGAGGATTAGCTTCACAAACTTTTGTAGATAGTTTCACACAATATGAGTATGAAGAACTTAATAGCATTTTAGATCATAAATCTGATTTAAACTACGCACATTATCAAATTGAACAAGCAATGGAGAAATACTCTCTACGTGACCGTGTTAAAGGTGGTTATTTAGAAACACCACAATACAGCGCAATGCGTGTATCTATGCAGATGTGTAAGAATCGTAAAAATCGTATTGAGCGAATTAAGCGACATTACAATAAGATTCGTAGTGATGTACTTAATGTACCGACACCATACTACACTAATTCAGGTACAGATAAACTCGGTCTAGCCTCTTGTTGTTTGCACGAATCAGATGATTTTGTTGGTAGCTTATCTGCTGGTAATCATATCTCATATATGATGACTGTAAACAGTGCAGGACAAGGGACAAAGATTCGTACAAGAACTGTAGATGACCCTGTTCGTGGTGGTACTATTCCACATCAAGGTAAGAAGCCTTACTTACGTGCAGAGGTAGGCATGATCAATGCAAACCTACAGAATGGTCGTGGTGGAGCAGAAACAACAAGTTTTGATATTATTGACCCTGAAATTAAAGAGCTGTTAGTGTTGAAAAACCCGATGACACCGACAGCTAGACAAATTAGAGGTTTGGACTACTCTGTAGGTTTCAATAAATATTTTGCTAAAAAGGCTGCAAATAATGAAGATTGGGTTTTATTTAGCTATGCAGATGTGCCTGACCTTTATGAAGCAATGTACGCTACAGATGACACATTTGAAAGATTATACGAATATTATGTGAAGCAAGGTAAAGGTAGAGAGGCAGTCAAAGCTCGTGAAGTTTTAAGATTGACGCTTACAGAGGGTGTAGGTGTTGGTCGAATCTACCAAGAGAATTTATTTGAGATGAATTACCACACACCGTTTAAAACAGATGGAAACGGTAAGATTCGTCAGTCCAATTTATGTTTGGAAATTTCTTTAATAACAAACGCTTACGATTCAGTAAAAGACTTGTATGTATATGGTGATCTTAAAAAAGCTATTGCTGATAACGCTCATCCATCAGTTATTCAATATCTTAAAGAGAAGAATGAAGCCGTTAAAGGTGAAGTAGCTGTGTGTTCATTAGCTGGAATTAATGTAGGTAAGATTAAAGGTAAGGTTGGTACTCCTGAGTGGGATGAAGAGTACAGAGAAGCTGCTTTTGTAGCTCTTGATATGATTTATACTGCTATTACAGAGTCAGAGTATCCTTTACCTCACATTGAATACACAGCTAAAAAGCGTATGTCTGCGGGTGTTGGTATTGTCGATTTAGCGCACTTAATGGCTAAGTATAAGTTAAATTACGATTCTCAAGATGGTCGAGATTTAATCCACAAGGTAGCTGAATCTCATTATTGGCATCTATTAAACGCTTCGTTAAAGTTATCTAAAGAGTTTGGTAATGCTGAATGGATTGACAAAACGAAATGGAAAGATGGTTGGTTGCCTATTGACACATACAACAAACACGTAGATGAAGTCGTAACAGCAGGTTTGCAGTATGATTGGGAAGGGTTAAGACAACGTATTATTGAGAATGGCGGACATGCTTTTTCTGTTTTAGCTGCACATATGCCAGCAGAGAGTAGTAGTGTTCGCTCTGGTTCTACAAACGGTGTGTATCCTATTCGTGATTTGGACTTAAACAAAACGAATGATACTAATGTAGTTAAGTATGTTGTACCTGAGTCAGATAAGTTAGGAAAGTATTACCAAAATGCTTACGACATTTCTGTTGAGGATATGGCAAAAGTGTATGGTATTATTCAGAAATGGACAGATCAGGCTATTAGCGCAGATCAATGGTACAAGGCACAAGGTAGTGATAAAATTAAATCATCAGAATTAATGAAAGGGTGGTTTAGTTGGGTTTACTACGGAGTAAAAACACGGTATTATATCAACACTCTAACAGCTAAAGGTATTGAATTAAACGTTGATCTCATTGAAGATGATCAAGAATTTCAGCCTGAAGCTAATTCAGAATGTGAAGAATGCAAAATGTGATTTGGTGGGGATGTAGTATCCCCTTTTTCTTAAAGGAGTTGTAATGATTTTTAATGTAAATAAAACAGCAGAGCAGTATGAAGATGTTAAACTATTCGGTAATGGTGATGTTGGTTTGTTAGATACTGTTAATAAACGTTTCCCTAAGATATTTGACTTATACAAGGAAATGAAGCAGTTAGATTGGGACGAATTAGAGTTTGATTTCTCTCAGTGCTTGATTGATTTTGAGAAAGCTCCACAAGACGTAACAGAGATGATGATTAAAACAATTATGTGGCAATGGGAGAGTGATAGTGTAGCTTCTCAGTGCCCAGCAGTTTTAATTGCTCCATATGAACCTTGTACAGAGCAATGGGAAGCTGAACTACGAATCAACGATAACGAAAGTGTACACGGTAACTGTTACTCTGAAATTGTGCGTATGGGTTTTCCTGTCCCTCAAGACGTGTTAAAAAAGATGTTAGCTCATAATGAAGCACATAGACGTTTACAAGTAGTTGGTAGTGAGTTAAAGAAACTTAAACAAAAAAGTATCTTACTTGCATACAAGAAAGAGTTTGAGGGTTATGTACCAACACAAGAAGAAATAGATGAAGATATGATTCTATTCTACTTTATTATGTATTGTTTGGAGCGTGTACAATTTATGGACTCTTTTGGTACAACTTTTATTATTGCTCAATCTGGATGGTATCAAGCAATCGGTCAAGCTGTTAAGAAGATTTGTCAAGATGAGTATGAAGTTCATTCAGAGTATCGTAAAGAAACAGTCTTACAATTGATCTCAACACAACACGGAAAAACTATCTTTGAAAGATTAAAGCCTAAGTTAGTGTCTATATTAGAGGAAGTTGTAGATAGTGAAATACGTTGGACTGTAGAGGATTTGTTTGAAAACGACAAGAAAACTTTAGTAGGTACTAATTCAAAACTTATGGTGCAGTGGTGCTTATTCAATGCTAAAGCTGTTGCAAATGGTTTTGGGTTAAAGACTAAATTTACTTTCCCTAAGACAAACCCAATGCCTGTATTAGAGGATTGGATTAACATGAACAAACAACAATCCGCTCCACAAGAGCAAGATAATCCAGCGTATAAAGTAAACGCTGTAGAAATTGATGATGAAAATATGATTTTTAAAATTTAAGGAGTTAAGAAATGTTTACTATTTATTCTAAAGACAATTGTCAACAATGTGATTCAGCTAAGTTGTTGTGCCAAATGAAGGGTGTTGAGTACGCTGTAAAAACACTTGATATTGATTACACAAGAGAACAATTAATGCGTGTATTTCCCAAAGCTCGTTCTTTCCCAATAATCACGGTCAAGGTTAAATATGATGGTGTTGAGATGGAAGAGTATATAGGTGGGCTAACCGAGCTAAAAGAAGTGCTTGCTACTAAATATAGTAAGTAATTAGATTAAAAGAGAGTGACTTAGGTTGCTCTCTTTTTATTTATCTAAATATTGTGTTATTATGTTGACAAGAGGATAATAAGTGAAGTATTCTTCTCATTAAGAAATTAGCACTAGGAGAAGCAGTATGAGTGATTTATATTTTAATGGTGAATTAGAAGAGTTAGACGCAGTATGCTTACTTATGAAAGATGGGTATGAAGATCATTACGACCCTATTATCACATTAGTTGTGCATGAAGATGAAGTTGCTATCAACAACGGGTATTACCATACCTATCGCATTGCATTAGATGGCATTAACAAAATTATCACATACAAACGTAAACCACACTACCATCAAGACATAGACGTAGTAGAATACACAAACTATGACCATGAAACAATTTGGGAGAACAAACAATGAAACAAGTACGACAAATGATTCAATTAAACGAAGATTATGCTTTATCAGCAGATTCTATGAATATCTTACTACACCAACGTAAGGTTAATCAGAGAGAAGGCACTAAGAGTTATGGTGACGAATACTACTCTGTAATAGGCTATTACGGTAGTGTAGATAGCTTGCTAAAGGCTTTAATCAATAAGCAGATACAACTTAGTATCTCTGAACAAACAACGCTAGAATCGCTCGTAAACAGTGTAGAAACGTATGTTAGTTTACTGCATGATGATGTTGTTAAAGTAGTTAAGAGTTTACGTTAAGGAGATTGATATGAAAACAGATTGGTTAGAGGGAGAGGTATTCTGTTATTGCCTGAACAAAGATAGCATTGAACGTGGTTTCTTTGCTGACAGGATACCTCTTGGTGGAAAATACATTGTAGAGTATGTTTATAACGATTGCGTTACGTCAGGTGGTGTGGTATTCTACTTTGATGAGATTAAACCAGTATTAACAGTTAAAGGAGGGTGATATGAAAACATTTAAGTTATTAGATTACACAGCACAAGTGTTCTACAACAAAGACCAACACTACCCTTTCTGCTTGCACCTATACGATAATTGTAGCGGTAAGCAGTTGCACGTAGGTTATTACGTTAGTGTAGAGCAATTAGGTTATATGACTCATTTAGAGATGCTAGATCGGCAATATCATGCTCTTAACCCTGTAAAGACTTTATTTGCTGTAGAGGAAATGAAAGAGGGTTTGCACTTGTTAGTGCATGTAATGGGAGAGGATTGATGCGAATTGCTTTAATTGGTTCTAGGCAGTTAGAACAGAAACAAGAGTATTTTGAGGACATTAAACTTTGTTATAATGTTTGCATGAGGTTAGCTGAGTTAGGAGTTACCTTCACATCGGGTTTGTGTGAAATAGGTATGGATGGTATTGCTCAGAAAGCGTATAGTAAAGCTGTTGATCTTGGTTTAGCTAAAGAATCTCAGTTTGAAGTGTATGTTGCCGATCAATACAACATTCGTAGATCGACACTACCACGTAAACACCTAGCTATTGTTCGTAATAAAGATTTGATTTCTGAAACAGAACGTATTGCTTCAGAAGTGCATCCTGCTTGGGATAGATGTAATGAATGGGCTAGAGGTATGCACAGTAGAAACTGTCATCAAATATTGGGGTATGACCTACAGTCCCCTGTTGATGCTGTCATATGTTGGACACCTGATGGTAAGATTCAAGGTGGTACGAGTACCGCAATAAGGATTTCTATGAAATATAACATACCTGTGTTTAATCTTGGTGTGTCAGACAAGAAATCTGTGCTAAACGATATTAAAAACTTCTTAGAATCGAGGAAAGATTGATGAACAAGACAGAGTTAGATAGAAAGTATTACCCACAATATCTTGAGTTACTGAACTTAGTTCAAGAAGTGTTAAAGATTGAGGTTAACACTGAATTAGACTTTAATGGTGATTTTATTGATAAGCGTGTTACCTTTGGATACGCAATATTTGTTTTAGAGCGTATTCGAGTTGAAAAAGTAAGTGCAAAGATTGAAGAAGTTGCTAATCAAGGCTTTGATGATATGTACCAATTAGGACAATTGAGTGCTTTATCTCAACCTCGTAGTCAAGCTTCTAAGTATTTTAATTCAGAACACGGGAATTACTAATGAACATGCTAACTAAGAACTCAGTTAAATGCTTAGAGTGTAACACGATCTTAGAGTCTAAACATCAGCATGACTTTCAGCAATGTAATTGCAGTAATAAAGCATTTGTAGATGGTGGATTATCTTATGAACGACTTGGGGCAATGGATTTAGATTTTATTGATAACCTGTGTGAATATAGGACACTTACACAAGAGTTATACGATAAAGAACAGGTAGAGATTAAGGCTAAGCAATTAGCTAAAAACGAACAAGGCGTTAAAGATGGTTTGTTAGTTAAGATAGGTAACGACTATTACAGTAAGGAAACCATAGCTCTGTTGTGTGACTACACCCGAATGTAATTTTAGATTAAGGAGTGCATATGCTAGCACCAAAAGAAACACATACACTATTAAAACTGCATGAGAAGTTAGATACTTTAACAAAAGCACTA